TACCTATGTTATATTTAGTTTCTAAAGTCCACTCATCTTTTTCTTTAAATGAAATAATTTTAATTTGACTTAATGGTGCAGTGGGTTCTGGTGTAGCTTTAATTTCTACTAAACCCCAATCACTTAAAAGTTTTACTATTGTATTTCTTCTAGCAATATCATTTTCAGATAAGTTTGTCTCCTTACCATCAAGTGCAAATAATTCTTTGAAGTGTACAATATAATACTTACCTTGTTTATGAAGTATATGGCAAGATTGATATAGTTTCTTTTCTTTTCTAGAAGCAACACCAATACGAGATAATGTCTCTCTGATTTTTAGAAAATCATCAGGTTCTTTTAAAAAAACCTCAAACATCTGCTCTTGTGACCAATTTACATTATTTTCCATTTCTTCCGCCTTTATTCAAACTATTCATTATAGTTTTAATTTGTTCATCATTTAGTATATTGAGAGCTGATTTTGCTTTTTCATTATTATATCCATAATACTCTTTAATACATTCCAAATACTTTTCCTTTTTCGCTTTCAACCAAGGTGTGTATCTTTTTCTTTTTCTTAAACTATTTAGTAAAAAATCAAATTGTAATTTGTTATCTATATGATGATTCCTATTCATTTCATTTACTAGGAATATAGTATCTTGAAAAGGAGCTATACATTTGTTTATAATATATGCAGGATATTTCTTTTCCCACATTTCATCTTCTGTATCCATAAGTTTTTCTTTCGAATAATTTATGGAATTAATATATTCTTTTAATTCATACATACTCTACTTCTTCACCAATTAAGTCTTGTAGATATTGTTTTGCCGTATCTATATTTTTAGATTTAATCCTAACACTTCCAATACCATTACCATCAATATGTAATACATCACCAATATTATCAAACAATTTTTTACTGAATGATTTTATTTCTCTAGGAGCTTTAAATCTTAATCTAAAAAACTTATTTGGTAAATGTATAATTTTCATTGATATTCTAATTTATTGGCTGGTATGTCTTTTGGGTGATTTATCTCATTATATAAATTTCGACTATCTCCAGCAACTTGTATTCCACTTGATTTATTAAAAGTTTTATATAACATATTATATGCAATACTTCTTCTTTCACCATCACCTAAAAATGGATATACTTGATGATGCAGATAATTTGGAAATATAAACAACTGCCCAACTTTAGGTTTTACACCAAATAAACCAGTAGTAAAAAGTGAGTCATCACTACAAAAAGTAAATAATATATTACCATCCACTTCTTTTTTATTTGGTATATTTCTTTTTTTATATTCTGGTATCTTTAAATAAAGAACTGCACTAATCTGACAATGTGTGTGGTTATGTTGTGGATTATATTCATTCTCATATTGAGATACAGACCATATAGATTGCATTTCAGTTTTAATTTCATCTAATTCTGAATTAAATGGTGAAAAAATATGTTTATATCCTTGTTCAACATAACTTCTACCTATGGTGTGAAAGATATCCATACAGTTTTCTTTTTCCAACATAGAATGTGGTATTTCAGATTCATTTTTAATTTGACCAGCAAGTCTATCACCCATATCATTTGAACCCTTGACCTTATCTACAATTTTATTAAGTTTGTTTACAATATCATCTGGTAATTGACATATCATCATCAATGGGCCAAAAGGTTTTATTGTTTTTATATCTATTTCCATTTCACATCCACCATGATTTCAGTTAAACAAGCCAACAAGTTTATTTCTTGGTCGGCCACAAAAGCTGATTGATATTGGTACTTAGCCAAGATAAGAACTGCATGAGGTATAGTACCACTATCAACATGATTGTAAAGATTATCATAAATCCTACGATAAATCCGCACAGGGTCATTGTCAAGATTATGGACAATCCACTTTCTGACATTTGTAAATTCTTTTGCTTTGAGTGCAACCATAAGTTCATTGATGTTTACCTCTGATATATTTACTAATATTCCAGCGTCTATTTGGCCTGATGTAGAATATCTTTGTAATTCATTTAAAGTTCTTCGCCAATCTGGGAAATATTTAGTCAATACTTCCATTACTACTCTAGGTTCATACTTTATATTTTCTAATTCAAGAATATTCTTAACTCTACTAAAGAAATCTTTTGCAAGTTTTGGTTTATCATCCTTTGGAATAATAAAATCAATAACACTACATCTTGAATGTAATGGTTCAATTAATCTATTCTTATAATTACAAGTCAGAACGAATCCACAATTCTTATGAAATTCTTCCATGAATCCACGAAGTGCAGGTTGCGTTGATTGGGGATTTAAATAATCTGCCTCATCAAGTATAACATACTTACGACCACCTTCTAGTGATACAGTAGAGGCAAAGTTTTTAATTTTGTTTCTTAATACATCAATACCAGATTCTTCTGAGCCATTGATGAATAGAAATGTTGCTCCAATCTCATTAATCATGGCCTTGGCAACAGTAGTCTTACCGATACCTGCTCCACCTGATAAAATCAGATTGGGGATATGTTTGTCTTCTACAAATTCTCTAAAAGTGTTTTTTAGATGTTCTGGTAAGACACAATCCTTAATTGTATTTGGGCGATGTTTTTCAACCCATAAAAAAGTTTCCATAATATATAATCCAATTTGTTATTCATAACTTGATTCTGGTTCAAGAGCTACCCAATATTCAACAGTATGATTTGTAGATGATAGGTGACTAATATTTTTTGATGATATATCTACATCATAATTACCTTCCATAACTTTTAGATTTTCTACTTTAAAGAAAAACTTAAAGTCACTACCATCCCCAACTGTATCAACAGCTAAAGAAAATGTATTTGCAGTATCATTCTTTTTATCTTTTACAGTTAAAAATACACCGACACCCTTTTTCTCTAATACTAAATCTGGTGCCTGTATAACACCTGCCGCCCTTTTCAGTTTATTCAAGTCTTCACCATTTAATGTAAATGAAACTTCTTTACTTGGCATAGTAATTGTTTTACTTGGTGAAGTTACAACTGATGGGTCTGAATAAAAATACTTCAAAGAATTTGTTGGATTTTTTTCTTCTTTAATTGTTACAAATCCGTCATTAAATTCTAGAATAGGACTTTCAAATAAAGATATAGAAGCAAGAAATTCATTTAGGTCATAGATTGCTACTTCCTTTTCAAATGTTTCTTCTACTTCTGCTTTTGCTACAATGTTTTTCATTGCAGACATTGTTGTTAATGTATTACCTTCTTTAATTATAAGGTTTTGATTTATTGTTGCAAAGTTTTTTAAGACTTCTACTGTGTGTTCACTTAATTTCATAATTTAGTTTTAGCTCCATATTTTTTTAATTGTTCTTTACTATCTTTAATATTAAAGTTAGCTGACATTGTTCTTCTTTCACCTTCACCAAAAAAAGGCATAACACAATGTTGTAACCAATTTGGGAATATCATCATAAATCCCTTTTTAGGTTTTATGTATTCTTGTGCGTTTAATCTCAACTTACATATATCTTCAATAGTATTTGTTGTTGTTATTAAACCTGTGAATCCGTCAATATCACCTGATGAGTATTCTAACTTAGGCATACTTTCTGATTTTTCTTCAATACACTTTGGTACTTTTAAATACATTATCATAGATAGTCCTGCCATTGTATGTACACCATGACTATGTAAAGGATTATAATCTCCAGCATAACTATGTACTGTCCACGCCTCAAAAGCGTCTGCCTTAGAATCTCGATTATAACCAGTAGGGTCTCTTAGTAAACTTGTTGCAAGTCTATCTATAACTAATTTAAAATCTTTACCTAGTTTATCTTCTAAAGAAAATGTTAATTGTGCTGACTTTACATCTTGTCTAATTTGTCCTACTAGACCTTTCTCATGAGAAACATTATTTGGTATAATAACCTCATCAATATGTCTGTTTATATCATCAGTAAAATCATCAGGCATTTGTACCGCCAATAATTTATAAGCAGGAATAACCTTTATCTCTGCCTGTGCACTTGTTTCTAAAGGTGTTTTTGCGGTTTCAGTTTTTGAGGTTTTAGTTTTTAATTTATTACCTAATGATTCTGATAAATCTTTTAAACTCATAATTTTTCATTTAACTTAATGTTTATATTTGCTGATAATGTTCTTCTCTCATGGTCTTTATGACCAAAGAAAGGCATAACACCATGTCTTAACCAACTAGGGAACATAAGTAATGTGCCAGCTTCTGGTTTAACATATTCTTCCGTGATTGGTCTTAACATATTAATATCACGCATTCCATTTGAACCCCAAGTTAAATATGTAAACCCATCTACCGCACCAGATGATTCATTTAACCCTTCAAAATTTTCTGACGGATTACCTAATCTTTCAATACATCTAGGTACTTTCAAATACATAATACATGATATACCTATTGGTGTTTTCGTACCATGGTCATGTATAGGATTATAATCTCCAGCATAACTATGTACTGTCCACATTGATTCCATAGAGGTTTCACAATCTACTCCGCGGTCTTCTTTTTTTGACATAACCCTTCCTCTAGGTGACCTATCAATATATTCTTTTGCAAGTCTTTGTAAGACACTACTAAACATTTCACCAACTTCATCACCTTCATGTGGGAAAGTTAATTGTTTAGATTTTTCATTTTGTCTGATTTGACCAACAAGACCTTTCGAATGGTCTACATTATTTGGAATGATTACATTATCAATATGTTCGTTTAATTCTACCATAATATCAATAGGGAAATGGCATCTCATTACATTAACTGCAAGTTTTGGTCGCATTGCAATTTGGATACCACCTGGATTTTCTGGTACAGGTTCACCTTCATCTACTTGTTGTTTTTCATCATCACTCATAGTCTTATTCTCATTTTGTTTATTTCCTTTTTCTAAGGCCTTATTATAGTCATCTATTGTGAAAGGTTTATCACCCATTTCATTTGGTCTGATGATTTCAGATTTACCAGTTTCAGTATTAA